TTGCCACCGCTGAACAGGTCTAACATGCTGAACGCTTCATCGCCTAGCGTGTTACGTATTGTGTTCTGTATTGTGTTTTGAATTGTATTTTTAATCATCCTGTAACCCCTGATTTTATAAGCCATGCTGTAAAGCTGACTAGGCCACCGATAACAATCCAAAAGAATTTATCTGCAAACTTGGCCACTCCTGAATTCTGTCTTGCTATTTTTCCAACGTCGTTAACGTCTTCTTCCATTTTGTCCAGGCGATATTCAAACCGGTTAAGTTTACTGTCATTGGCTGCTTGCTTTTCCTCAACGCGCGCGATTGATTCAACAACATCAACAAGTCTATCAAGTTTTTGTTCAATTCTGTTTAACCTATCTTCGCTCATGTCGCGCTGCCTTTTTAAGTTTGTTCCAGTAGTACCAGCTAAATGTTTTATTCCCAAGCCACATAATGCAAGCCATGAATAAACCGCCATTATTTCTGACGCAAATAAATAGTTGCTTATCGACCTGTGATTTTGTCAGGCCGTGTTTATCCTGGTTCATATAATACCAATCATGGTCCTTACAACAAGGACAACCCCACTGCTTACCAAACCAGCCATCAAACCAGGCTGTGCAATACTGACCTCGCTCAATGATATTATTATATATCCAATCAAACATCGTCCAACCTCGGAAACTCGACTTGCTCTATGTTTATTATATCATAAAATTCTGCTGGTAAATCACGCAATTTTTGACGGTAAATTCTATATTTTTCTTTCTGTTCTTCTGTCAATGGTGCGTCTGGCATTTGTGTCCAGTCCGTATCTTTTAGCATTGCGTTTCTTAGCTCTCTAATCTCTGCATCCATAACATTTGGCGCAGTCGCAATTACCTCACCATTAACCACTTTATGGAGTCTATCATTTGCCACGCCTTTTATTACATTATTACCCTGCATAGATAAAACGCTTTCTTTGCATGTGCCAGTTCTAAGGATGTTTCCATTATCGTCATAAACGATAAAATTAACTGTCTCATCTATGGCTTTTTCATTATTGCTAAACTCAATCATCTTTTAATGTCCACTGCGCTCAAACTTCTATCTCTAGCCACTACACCAGTCAATGTGGTTGTTATCTTGGCTTCTAGCTTGTATGTTACGGCCTGAGATAAACCGCTCTGCACGTCTATAAGATTATAGTTAAACTGACTTCCACCTGAACCTATTGTATTAGGTCTGCTTTCATAAAGCGTTATGGATACAGGTGTGGGCGGTGAACCGAATGTGTAATTTTTAGTCAACTTAAACACTACAGCGCAAGCACTTGGCGCATTGACTGAGAAACTAGCATTTACATTGTCTTTAGATATTGGGTCAACCGTAATAGTGGCGCTCTGTAATGATACGTATGTATTACTTAAACTTACATCTGCTGATGTGAATGCGTCTGCTGATGTGGTTATATTATCCGCTTGAACTTCATCTGTAACTATAGTCACATTATTTGTTGAGCCTGAGCCTATATAAGTATAATTACCAATATTACCGGAAACATCTACAGGTGCGCCCCAGTAATATCTAGTTTGATTGTAATCATTAACCTTGTGTATATAGCTACTGCCAGAAACCGTTAAAACTGGACTAGCTGGCTCTGTCGCTGTAGATGATACCTTTAGTAATACATGGCTAAAATCATCATCAGTTGGGTTTGTCCAGTAAACACCAATTTGTTTAAGTCCATCAGCCACATTAACCGGAGTAATATCACCTGGAGCTGTCGTATCGTTTACCGAATTGCTTGAAGTTGTAACCGGTGTTGATTTGGCACCGTAATAATTAACCGCTCTAACTGAAATATCATAGCTGGTTGAATCTTTAGTAATCAACCGATGGAATGTTGATGCTGTTTTTACTATTTCATCTTTACCATCATAACTAGCTGTTATCTCATAACTGTCAATTAAGGCATCGTTTGGTTCATCGTATGTAATATCAATGAATGAAACTGTTGAGCCGTCCTTATTAATATATGTGCCTGTGCTGGCTAGCAAATTGGTCACTGGCTCAAGTTTATTTGGGTCTGGTAATGAAGTGGGGATGAATGGTGTTTCTTTTGTCGCTTCATTGTAAGTATATATATCAGCCGAATACTCAACCGCTTGCAATTCAACTGTCCCGTCAAAGTTAAGACCTACTTCCTGCACTTGGAATTTCTTATTGTTCCATCCTGCTGTTGGATGCGTTATTCTGAATGTGTCGCCAACCTCTAGCACCATCGCCTCGGAAGTTGCTGTGAAAGCTATCGCCGTACTTAGTCGGCTACGTAATAAGAATAACTTGGCCATTTCTCTGGCTGTGTAGTAGTTATTAATACCTTGAATATCAACATCATCTACCAACACCTCGCCGCCATCTTCGGTTAAATAAGTTTGATAAATTGTAGAATCAGTATCAGGGAAAACGGCTGTATCTTCTTTGTATTCTTTATCTTTATTGAAGAAATTGACTTTAACCTGGTTGAATTTATCTTCCTTTTTAGTACCTGTTATGGATATTCCGCCAATTATATAATCCGGGCCAATATCAATAATATGATTTGTTGCCTGGTCAATTCTCAGTCCATATGAGCCGTTACTGTAAGGTAGAAACCCACGGCAAGATAAAAGCATCTCGTTAAGATTTTCTATAATCTTTTTATCTGTATCAATTACCATATTTAAGGTAAATAACTGAATCGCGTCTGCATCTTGATAAGGTATAACGCTAAATGAGTCTATGTCATTTGCTGCCTGAATAAATAAAGCATCATTTATAGCTGAAATGTCTAGGCCCTTTCCATACACGCTATTAGTTAAATAGTCACGAATACACAATGCTGGATTGTCGGACCATGCTGTGGTTTGTGTTCTTGGGTCGTAAACCTTCTTTCCTTTAACGTTGGCCGTTATATTAGGAACACCACTATATGCGTTTTCGTCCCATTTGAACTTCATCGCAATATAAGCAACGCCTCTCAACCTGTGGTCATCTGCCCAAGGATAATTTCCACTTGGGTCATTGTCTGCGTAATACTGCGCCACTTCTGGGTTGGTAATATCAGGACTGCTGGAGTATGCGGTTCCTTCTTTTAAGAGTTGCGATACTGGCTGATTAGGTGTGCCGGTAAAAACTTCATACTGCACATTTCCATTTAACTGGTTTGTGCTGAATTTTTCATCTGTAATTGGGATATCATCAATATGGATGTCGGTGATGTCCTCAACCTCACCCTCAGCCATAACAATGGCCATATACAAATATTGATTTGTTCTGTCTTTTGATGTGTCTATGAATACTCGAACACCGCCAACACGTCTTTCACCGTAAACAACCGGGATGGCCTTAATGTTGGACTCAATATTAGCCTCAACACCTCTATTGGCTTGGTCCATCTTTTCTTGCATCTTTTTTGCTTGCTGATATGAAGCAAGTCCAGCAAAGATACTTAAACCAACTAATATGAAACCACCTAGCATTATTCTCTGCCCCATTTTAAAGTTGTAATTGTAGATGAAGCGTAATCAAACCCTTTATCATCAGGGTAATAAAAATTCTGTGAACTGCTGTTGGTTCTTCTGTTTTGAATTTTATCAAAGTCAGACCAATGGCTGGCAATTTCCAGAGTTATTTGACTTTCTGAATTATTATCAGTCATTTCAAACCCGATAACACGACCTTCAAAATACGTTATTGGCTCACCAATCACTGCGTCATTTGCATCTAAGCAAACTCTTTGAATAGTAACTTTGGTGTTTATGTATGAATTACTTAAAACTAGAGAAGAATAAACAGAACCAACTGAATTGAATTTTAAATTCATCGAGTTAACTTTTACACCGCCCGTTTCCTTTGCACCGCCAACATCAATTAAGTATGAGCTAGAAACGTATAATTGTGATTCATGCGTTAAACTTTTGCCGTAATCCGTGATATAAATTGGCGTGGGAAAGTCTAATTGGATTAGTGTTGCTAAATAGATATTATCGGATGATAATGCTGTAATAGTATCTTGGTTTATTATTCTCACTATAAGACCTCAATTAAGTCAACTTCATAGCGATAAAATAAACCTACGCCAAGCGGATACTCCTGCAAATCATTAGCCAGTCTAACCGTCAACGTTATGTTATTGTTTTCACTCGTTGGGTCTGGAACACTGATTGTAAAAGTGCCAACCCTTCCACCCTGGCTTTCAATGAAATCATAAACCGGCTTAAATTGCGCTCTAGTCATTGGCGGAAAAGTAATTGTCAATTCCCTTCTTACTGCACCAAGCGACCTGACCTGTGTACGACCATTTATTGATTCACTGAATAAATCATATCGACGCTTTTTAAAGGTAACTTCCTGAAAGCCAACATTTGTGGGGAAAACACCAGCCATTACATAATTCTCCGGCCGACATTATTGACGGCTTTTTGCACCATTCCGACAATTTGCCCTCTGCGTGATTGCAGTAATTGGTCAAACCCTTGCGCATCTACAGCGTTTATATTAAATGATACATTAACCGAACCGCTTGAGCCATTGTTTTTGGTATGGTCAATAATAGTCTCATTTGGATGGACCATGGCCATATAGCCACCCTTACCATCTAAACCGCCAGCTCTTGCGCCAACACCTGTAAAACCACCACCCTCAAATGACTGAGCGCGTATCTGCGCGACATTAGCCATACCTGCTGCCACTGCTGCGGCTGCTGCAATGTAGTTAAATGGTGTTGGTAATTCCGCCATTGCTTTGTTTGCGCTGGCATATGTATTCATTACCGCTTGGCCGATTTGGAATGCTTTATTAATTGCGAACGCTTTCTTGCTTTGCTTGGCCAACCCTTCGGTTAATTTTGCGCCTTCACCTAGTGCAAAACTAGTCTTTTCTTCTGATGTTTTCTTTTCAAAATCTGCAAGTGCTTTTGCTGCATCTGCTCTACGTCCATTCTCATCTTCAAGTTGGCCGCTCGCTTCACTTTCAACTGTCGCTAACACCTTACCAGGCGCGTTATCTGCTACAACTTCGGCTGTCTCTCTTGCTTTGGCTTGTATGTTGTCATACCACGTCTGAATTCCTTCGCTTGGCGGCTCTGAATTGCCGAACTCAAAAATCTTATCTTCAAGCAATTGGATGTCATTTCTGGCATTTTGCGACATTGATTGAAACGCTTGTTCTGCACTGCTTGATATTTCTTCAAGTCCTAATTTCTTGCCGACAAATGAGTTTGCAAAGGTATTATATAAATCAATCATACCCTGGAAAACTGGAGTCATTGTCGAACCGAAATCAATAATTGCCAATTGTAATTGTTTTACAATTAACGAACCTTGAAGAATAACACCATATACAGTATGGAATATATCGCTAACATATCCGAAACCATCAACCAACATCTGAGCCGCTTTTTGGCCTATATTACCGAAATCAGCTGAATCTAGCGCAGCTTGTCTAAATGAATCCGCTGTTGCTTGAATGATAGGTGAAAAACTAACTGCGAACTGGTTGCCAAGGCCCTCGAAAACGCCACCGGCCCTTGATACTGCATCATTAGCAGCCTCGACTTGCGCCGTATCTATGCGTGACATAGATAAACCTAAATGCTCGGCCTCTCTCGCCATATCATTCAAGCCATCTTCGCCCAATGCAAGCGTGTTTACTAACGCCGCACCTTTCGCGCCAAATATCTCTGTGGCGTATCTTACACGGTCCGCATGGTTTTCAACATTTCCGAATGCCTTGGCAAGAACATTCATCTTTTTATCGAGTGGTAGCTTGTTCAATTCAACCGCATTGAGACCTAAATCAGCGATTGTGTCCTTAGCTATACCACTACCGTCTGCAGCTTCTGAGATACTAACAGTCATCTTTTGAAGTGCTTTATTCATCACCTCAGTTGATACACCTGTTATCTCGCCGGCATGTTGCAGTGAACGCAACGCCTCAGTTGTGACGCCTATTTTATCGGCTGTCTTGGCTAATTGGTCCAGTGACTTCATTGACGCTTTTGTTAATGCAATACCAGCAACTGCCGCCGCCGCTCCTGCTGCTGCGCCAGCTTTGGCAATACCAGCAGACATTCTAAGCATCTTTTTGGAAGATGAAGCGATATTCTTATTCAAAGAACTGAAAGCACGAGCCGTTTTGTCTTTGCCGTTAATGACAATATCGTACTTAGTACTCATTTTTTCATATCCTCAAAATAAGTTATCCAACCCATATATTCACGCACGTCCATTTGATTAATCTCGTGGACGGTTTTATGGAGTTGCAGTGCCAACCAGTACCTGAATTTTAGGTCCTGGTCGGCTCTTAGTTTCCCGCAGCGTCTTCTTGGTCTGGGTCATTGTCGTTGATGTTATTGACTATTTCAGCCATAACATCAGGGTCAACATGACGCATCAACTCAAGTTTATCAACCTTCTTGAACAACGGCTTACCTTCTTCATCCATAATTCTATAGATTAAAGTTAAGGCCATCGCTTCGGCTGATTTGCCACTGCTGGCTGCTTGCATTATTTCGCCAAGGTGTTGTAAATTAATACCCGGCTTAATATAAACTGTCTCGTCCCACTCTTTTACATATAATTGGCGTGGTTCCGCAGACATTTTTGCTTTGTAGTGCTTTTTAGCTTTATCTAAAATTGACATATTCACTCCCAATTCAGATTATACAGTTGTTAACGTTAGCGCACCATTACCCTGGAAGGCATAAGTTGCTGCAACAATATCATCCATTGCCGCCGAACGCGAAACATTTGTAATGATAACCGAACCGCTATAATAAGAATCGCCAGAATCAGCACCTTCTGGATATAAGTTTAGCGTTACCGTTGAACCGATAGTCATTGCGCCTTGGCCTGTTGCGTCTGTTTCATCCCAATGGCATTCGATTGTACCACTGAAAGTTGTAAGACTTGGCAAGTATGTACGCGCAGAATCACCCATTGAAGTTGTTTCAACTGTGTCTGCTGACTCCTCGATTGAGTAGCTTTTTACTTCTGCGATGGTATCTGTGCCTATTTTAACGATACCTTCTGAACCTTTATGGACTGCCATAATTAACACCTTTTATTTTGGAACTGTTTGGTTCCCTTCTTCATTAAAATAAGTGATACTCAATACCATTGTTGCGCGAGCAACTGGAATTTCACCATCACCATCAAAGTCAACGTCAACACTTGAAACAATTATGTCTTTAGCGTTCCCGTCGATTGTAACATTTTCTGCTATTTTTGTCTCTATCTCGTCGCATATACGGTCAATCGTATTGTCTGCGTTTTGGTTTGCCGCAACATAGATTTCAACCGTTAATTCCAAAACCCTCTGGATTGTCCTGGGCCTTGTTAATGATTCATACTCGGCTGTCTCGCCTTTTGTATATATACATAATGCTGGCAATGCAACCTGTGGTAATGCGTAAACACGGCTGGTGAATACGTTGGCACCTGTCGTTGTTAAACCTGTTAGGCTGCTAACGATTGATTGTCTTATTGTCTGCCGTAAGTGCATTATTCTTTCTCTAATTGTATTTCCGTCATACCTGTACCATCCGGCATGACGACACGAACATAATATGTAACACCTTCAATAATCATTGTGTCACCATTTGCCGCATTGATTACATCGCTTGTTCTGCAATGTAAGCGTGGCTTTTGTAATGCGAAAGGGACTGAACCGCCAAGTTCGACTTCCTCAAACTCGTTGTCTAGGATTCCTTTGATTGTTACTGTGTTGCCGTTGCTTGTATAGGCAATATCGGAACCAAAGTCCTGTAACATAAATAAACGGTCGTCCGCTGTTTCTACCATTACTTAGCCTTTTTAGCGCGTGTCTTACGTGTCTTAACAACGCGTGTTTGCTTTTCTTCAACCTGTTCGGTTGGTTCTTCAACTACTGGCTGAACTGTACTTTCTTCAATTCTGCCAATGGCTAGTAAATTTTTAGCGGTTTCAGACTGAAACTCTGCTGTCGTTCCTGGCTCATATGTCACACCAGTTGCACGNAATCTTTTNAANATAAGATATTTCATNTAATACCCCTTAAATATTGCCGGCCCAATNAAGGACCGGCTAAACCAATCAATTAACCATCGTTACCGAAAGCAAAAGANTGAGCGTGACGAACCGCCACATCCATCATTTGACGCGCAGTAATACGGATTAAACCGCTTGGCGCGTTGCTGTATGGGTCAACAACCAACTCAAGGCCGCCAAACATACCAATTAACACGTCTGAGAAGTTACCAAAGTAAAGGTTTCCAGAAGTTGCCTGGTTAGTTTGAATTGCATTATAGCCATTTACTGTGCCGCCTGGCTCAACAACAAATTGTGCTGTGCCTGTTGCTTTTTCAGTGGTTTTTAATGCGCCGTACATTGAAGATGGCATGATGTAAGATAAGTTACCACGTAAGGCATTATCTTCAGCAACCGCAGTCTCAAGACCAACAACTTCAGCGAAAGTCGGGTTAGCTGCTACGAAGTTAGCAACCTGGTTAACACCAGCAGTGTTTAAAATACCAGTAGGCTGACCAGCTGCGCCTGTACCTTCAAGAGCTGCTTTATCCATAGCAATTGCAATTGCTTGCGCTAAGTCATCGCGGATAAGGTTTTCAACGTCAATTGAAGTTTGGGCTAAGAGTTGCGTGGTTACATCTGAAAATGCGCCAACTGTCTTTGGTGACAATGAGATTGAACCAACAGTCATTTCAGACTCAGAAACAGGCGAACCTTCACCAACCCAAGATGCGTTTGCTGCTGTTGCTTTCTTAGGAATCTTAACATCACCAGACAAGCCAGAAAGTACAGTTGCACCAGCTGCCATAACAGAAGATGAATTACGTAATACGTCTACGAAATCACCACCACGGAAGTCATCAGCGAATAATGCTGATTCGTCTGTGCTGTTTAAGTCACGCTTGAAAGAACTTAAAACGTCCGCTGGAACAATGATGCCTTGAGTGTTTCGGCCAGTAGCACGTGAACATTCAAATTCAAAAGCTGCATCTTCTTGCGCTTTACGGTCATGTGGGTTTGCTAATGCACGAACTGCTTTAACGATTGAGAATTGACGAACTTCTTTTTCGCTCATTCCAATGTTTTGCGGTTCAACTGCACCTTTAGAACCAACAACGTCTAATAACTCACCACGGAATTCCGCGATTGAGCGACCTTCTGAAACTGCTTTTTGTGCCATTTCAGTTTGACCATGACGCTGACCAAGTTCAAAGATTTTTGCAGCATCTTGTTGAGCAGATTTTTTGGCCTCTGCTTCAATGGCTCTAATGTCTAAATCTGACATAATATTTTCCTCTTTAGGATTTGAATTAACATTATTGCGAATTGAATCAGAAGTATCATTTTCAACAACTGTCACATCATCTATATGACGGCCTTCAATAACTGTCACGTCATCAACGGCGCGATTAACCCCAACATCCGAATCAGCCGGTATTGAAACAATACTGACCTCGTGAATCTTGTAATCAATTACACGGTATTTACCGCCTTCTTCTTTCTTCATTTTATTAACAGTATAGCCAATGGATACGTTCGAGCGTATACCATCAACCACATCGTCAAAAACTTCACTTGCCATTTGACCGCGACCGAATCGAACTACTGCGCGCAGTTTCTTCTCTGATTCGTCTAATTTAACAGATTCAATTTTTCCAATCTGTTTTTCCATGTCGTGGTCTAGCAATAGCGGAGCGTTTCCGCTTTCTAGGAACTCAAGATTCATTGATTCTCTTGTGTGGTCCAGGATTTCAATACCAAAGTTTCTCTCAACTGGCTTTTCTGAACTAACCGACAATTCAACGGTTCTTGTTTCTTCATCCAACACGTTTCGGCCCATTACAATTGAGCGGTGTTGAACTTCATCAATATGTCTTTGCTCGCCTTCGATAACCTCAACCTGGGTTTCTTCGACTTGCTCAAGTTCTGGTTTGTCTGACATAACCATTTCCTCGTTTAATTTATCTTCGATTATAGCACATTCTGCGCGCTCGTCATCTTTCATCTTTTCTACTAGATTTTCAGACCAGCGGAACCCCTCATTCCCACCCCATAACAACCAGGCAATGGTAAATGCGTTTGGTCCACCGTCGCTTTCTTTCTCGCCATAATGCTCTGAATGATTGCTTTCATGTCGTGAAAAATACGAATACATTCTTTTAATGGTGCGCTCGGATAAATCCTTGGCGTTCATTATATCACGGGCGCGAGCAACTCCAACGGCTGTTCCGCCACGGCCATATTCACGGCGCAACTCTAAACCACGAGCTGCGTTTTCCTGCATTGCTTTATTCGGTATCGCCATTATCATCATCCATTAACGGTGCGAAACTAGCATTGTATGGCTCTAATTGATAATCAACACCGAACTGTTTCATCAGTGCTTTGTCTCTTTGAATCTGGCCAAGCAATTCTTCAACGTCTTTTCCGTACTGAGCCGCCACATCTTGCAATGATAATACGCCAGATTTCATGCCGTTGATTGCTGCATTCATTTCTTTCTGTGGGTCTACCCAATTCCATGCACGCCCTCTGAACTCTGCGCTATCTGCAAACTTATCATATGCCGCTAATGGAATGCCGAATGATTCTATCTCCATTGAACTTTCCAACCAGGATTCAAACACTGGGCGGACAAAATGAGAAATCATAATGCCTTGAATGTTTCTGTAGTAATCTCGTTCTTCCAATGCGCCTTGGCGAATAGATGAATATGATGTTGCCTCAAGGTCATTTGATAATGACGTATAAGAAACACCCAAACCACTAGCAATGCCTTTTAAAACTGATTTGTGGAATGAATCGAACTCATTGTTTGGAAACTGTGGGTCAAACATTTGAACCGATTGGCCCTCACTTAATGTGTGGAATGTTCCTGGCTCTGCCTCCATGATTGGCACGTTGTTTTCTATATCATCACCAACGAAACCATCACCAGCTGGTGTTGTAATGAAACCCATCTTTGACGCGCCAACGCGAGCATTAACAATCGCAGCCTCTCTAAATGCTTGCAACTGCTTTAATGCTGGAAGTGCTGAACTGGTCCATGGCTCACCCCTTGTTTGTCCTGCGCGTAATGGCAAGTGTAAATGAATCATCTTATCAGCCGGAACACGAACATGCTTTGGACTCTTTGTTGAGTTAGTGTAATCGTAATCACCTGAATGATACGTTAACATGTGGTATGCAACAGGACGACGATATTTATCTAATTCAATGCCCATTCGGATTTCATTGCCGTTAGGGAGTCTTTCGTTCTTGTCGTGGTCAATATAATCAGCCTCAAGGAACTGTAAGCTGAATGTATCTGTAAAATCTTTGGCTCTGTGTTTTAGAATAAACACTTCACCATCACGCGCCCAGGTTTCAATCACTAACTTCTGAGCATCAACGAATGACATCTTGCCGTCAACGGTACAGTTACCAAACTTACACCACTTCTTAAACGCCTTTTCAACTGCGTCATTGCCGATAATATCCAAATTACCGCCGGAATCAGTGTTTTTAACCTGTAATGAGAAACCTTTTTCACCAACTACGTTTGTCTTTAGTAACTCCAAATAACGCTTAACATACTCGTTATTTCTGGCCAAATCTCGACTTCTTGAGCGCATATTTGCGATGACTGGGCGTAATTCACTATCTGGGGACCTATGCGAGCCAACAAAATCACTATAAATTCGGCCGGCACTTGCTGCGTGATAACTGCGTTTGCGCATTGGCTTTTTCTTCTTTGCGCCTAGAAAATCAAATACACCCATTAGAAACGCACCTTAATTGTTGAATTTGTCTTTTTGCCATTCTTAATGTTTAACTCGTTGCGATATTTGACAACCTCTTTACGGTAGTAATCGCGTATTTCAATTAATTCAGCAAATGTCATCTTGGTTAGTGAGCGACCAGCAACGGAATACGATGAAACGTCACTGTCCGCCTTTCCTTGCAATATTGTTTCAATCTTTTGCACCATGACTTCGGCGTGTGTTCTTGGGTCAACATTATTAACATCCAAGTCAACCTGAATTGTGACTTCGCCGGTTTGAATAACTGCGCGATTACCCGATGATATTTGCTCGATTTCTAACTGCCAGTGATAAACACCAGGGTCGAAATCTGCTGATTCTGCGCTTGTTACCGTAAACAGGTGAGCACCATCATCATTTGTGGCTGTTACTTTTATTTCTGAACTTCCACCAGCCGTTAATCTGGCAACATATGTCAGGTTATATTCTGCCGGTGGATAATCTTTTGATAAGTCGGGGCGTTTCCACTGCCCGAAGTCACCAACTGTAAATTGTTCCGGTTCTGTTGTCGGCGCATTAGCCGTATCAAATAAGTTTGCCATATCATCGCCATGAGTTAGCAAAACCACCGCCAAGCCTTGTGGGGACTGGTTTGCGCTGTTTCTGCTTTGGTTTTTCTTCGATTATACCAGAATTTTTCTGGTTTTTCTCTGCCAAAGTATTGACATTTACCCCAATAATAGCATATGCCGCTATAGAATACACTAGACAATCAAGGGATTCATTCCGTGGTCTTATTTTAACATACTCTCTACGCTTAAAACCTTTGTGGAATCTTATCACTGCTTTTTCAGCTGTAAGCATTTTAAAGTATTCATCGTCTAAATCTTCGCTAAATCTTATATAACCTGGGCCATGCTCTGCAATTTTAAGCCGTGCAAAGATTAAATCTTTTACTGTATCAACACCAACCGGGAATAATGGACACTTCGCAATGTTGTTTTTACTTGGTCGTCCTGCTATGGCTCTGCCATCACCGCCAACACCTTTGATTGCAAAAACACGACGTCCAAAGTTCTTTTTGCAGTATTGATACACGGAATTTGTAAAGTGACCACCTGAATCCACGCAAGTTGAGCGAATAGCTAACTCTCTGTCATCTTCTGTTTGGTATGTTTTAAATAGATGTGAATCTAGTGCTTGCCATAATTGCGGTGTGCTTGGGTCGCCATATAATGTTTCGTGTTTTAAAACAATGCTTGCATCGTCTTTCATCCAGCCAACAACAGACAATTCCAATCTGTTGTCCTGGACATCGACACCACAAGTTAATAATACAACTTCGCTTGGCACTTTTAGCGTTTCTTCGCGTCTGTCTGCAAGGTTTGTGTATTCGATTTGCTCTCCTGCATCTTCCCAGGTTTCCGCCAAATAAACATTGGTCCAAACTTTCAAATGCTCTGGGTTTTTCCTCGCTGCTAGGAAATCTTTCACGCCATCGGCTAATGGCGTCCAAGGTGAATACATTCCGCTTATATGAAACCCTGCAATACCGGTGAATTCCTCTGTTGCTTGCCATTCGCCGTTTCTAATCGCCCAGCGTCTGTCGCTGTCGGTCCATAATGTGCCGCAATGCTCACAACAATACGCTGCTGAGTCTGGGTCGTCTTTGGTCCATTGAACATTGGCCCATTTTAAAACTTGGTATTCGTCGCAATGTCTGCATGGCACCTCATAATATCGCTTGTCGGACAATTCAAATGCGTCCTCAATAGCGGATGCGCCTTTGTTGGTTGGTGTTGAAACCTGTATTATTTTACGATTCCAGAAAGTTGCTGTTCTTTTCTTGGCTAGTAATGCTGGTGAACCTTCACTTCCTGCGCTTGGCGGATACCTGTCAACCTCATCCAATAATAAGACTCTAATTGGTCTTGATGCAAGTGAACTGGGACTGTTTGAACCGGCCATAGTCAATGCGCCACCACTGAAAGTTTTATGCAGTGTTGTGTTTCCTGAGTCGCGACTTCTTGCGTCTTTAACTTTATCCTGCAAGCATGGTGTTGATTTTAATAATCCAGCTGTCACCCGGTCTTTTGAGAATGATTGCGCCATGTCCAATGTGGGCTGCACGCATAAAATCGGAGCTGGTTCATTGTGGATGAAATAACCAATAATATTCAATAACGCCTCAGTCTTTCCCAATTGCGCGCCGGCCATAACTACAACTTCTTTATTCTCTGGGTCTGAGCAAGCGTCCATGATTCCACGCTGGTATTCTGCACGGCTTGTGTACCATCGCCCAGCCTCAGCACTTGATTGACTGTCCAACCGGCGGTATTCGTCCGCCCACTCTGAAATTGTTAGTTTCTTTGGTGGCCTTAAAATATTAACCGCTTTTTTAAGGTGCGATTTTAATAGTTTTCTCTGCTGCGCTGGAGTCATATTGTCTCGGTTTTCTTTGGTCGTCCACGTCTTGCGCGGGTCGGCTTTTTAGCATCCGCAGATTTGCTCGGCGTCTTACTGCTTGCCGCGCTAACTTTCGGTTCATAGTTACTTAGTTCTTCAAGTGCTTCGTTAATTAAATCTTCCATTACCCTTTGGCAAACTGCCGTTTCTGTTTCTGTGGATAGTATTGGTGCGCCCTTGGTTGGTACGCTTAAAAGTTTAGCCTTTAATGCGCCAAGTACATCTTCCCACGCTTTGACAACATCATCAGCCGCAACAAGTGAACCCTGGATTTTGGCAAGTTCTAGCTCGGCAATCTCTGCCTCTGCTGTGACTTTCCTGGTCCTTGCTTCATCGTAAGTTGAGCCAAGTTTTACGCCGCCTGTACTAGCCATTTATTCTTTGCTCCGCTATTTTAAAATATTCTTCATCAAGTTCAATTCCGATAAAGTTTCTATCTAGGTTTTTACATGCAACTCCTGTGGTTCCTGAACCCATAAATGGGTCAAGTATCACACTAGGATTACTATCAACTTCATCAATTAAATGCTCTAATAATGGTATTGGCTTTTCTGTTGGATGCTTTGCTTTTGTGTGATGAACTTTTTTAAAGTTAATTATGGTTTTTAGGTTATTTGACTTTGTTACAAATCTGCCTTTAACACATACTAAAACTAACTCGTGAACTGGTCTCCAGTTTCCGCCCATCCCAAAATGACCTTTATCCCAAACTATTAAGTTTTTGATTTCATACCCTGCTTTTTTAGCACTTGATATGAATTCAGAAACACAATGATGATTACAGAAAAACATTGAACTGCTAATTTTTGCGGTCACTCTGTAGCACTCGGAAAAAAAGTCATCAGACCAATTTAACTGGTCATCGTTCTTAATCTTAACTCCTGCGAATTTTGCGCTTTTTCTTTGTGGAGTTAAATCCATTCCATAAGGTGGGTCAGTCAATATCATATCAATTGAACCATCAGGGATGTCTTTCATTTTTTCTAGGCAGTCACCATGTATTAGTTCAATCATTATTTACTCTTTTAATCGGTTTTATAAATTAGTTTGTGGAAATTCTGTCGCTAGGAAAACATCGTGGTGCGAATAACCCACTAGCTATAAGTCTAAAAGATAGTTAGTGCTTTTTAGCCACTGTAAGCCATTCTCAGACATTATTTCATTCTCTGCAACTGCTTGCCCAGGTTAACCATGAACGTCCGCTCAAACCCTTTGCGTGGATTGTTTATATATCCTTTCGCATAGTTAAAGTATTTAAACTTCTTCTTGTATGTCGCACTGTCTTTATATGCAGCGCGCATTATATAATTCTTCTTCCCGCCTTTACCTAATCGCTGATAAATACCGCCATTAGTTGGATGTTTCGCACCCTTTGGCTTACCAGTGAAAAACTTTTTCTTGTCGGTAATGAGTTTATTCCATTGCCCAGGTGTTACATTCCCATACTTATTTTTTCTGGTCTTGTGTGTCGGTATGGATATAGCAACTCTTTCTGGTCTACGTGTTCCGCCGTCAATCTGATACTTCATGTATTCAGCCTGACTATCTCGAATGAATACCTTGCTAGATGATTGGCCTCGCTTGGCTTTCTTATATGCGAACCCTCGCTTGGTCCATCCAGTAGCACCACCAGTAAAGACTTTATCAGCCCGCTTTGGCATCTCCTGTCGGCTAATCTTGAAGGCTAACTCATTCACTGTGTATGTTGTGGCGGCTGGAATAAGTTTCTTCTCAACCTTAGTTAATGCCTTCTTAACCTGTTTAATATTACTACTTATATCTATATTCATACTGACCTCGATATTAACTATACCACAACATCTAGTGATTGTTAATTGTTCATATACTCTTGCATTCTATTGTTGAAGTTATCCATTCGCATCTTACACTCTCGGTACTTCTTCCGGTCACTGTAGCACATATTTTCCACACCCTCTTTCTCGCATATCTCAATCATGTACTTATCGAATGTTCTTTGGTCCTTTGAGTATCTTGGGATTGGTACCTGGTCAACCTTGTCACCTTTAACACCCAACTCCTTGGCCACCTCAAATGTATTGGCATGGCATACAAAACAATGAGCGAACACCTCGCCACCTTTCATGTTAACTAAAAGGTTTCTGTCTTTGCCGTTATGGACTGGGCATGCTGCACGGTATGAATGGCCCGTCTTTCTAACGTTATCCAATCGCATTACAAAATCATCTAAGTTTGTGTATTCTACTTTCATTTTCTACCCTTGGCGTTCTTAATGTTTAAATACTTGATATATCTTTGTGTTTCTTCGCTAACATGCCAGACTTGTTTTGGCTCTATCTTATTAGGCCAAACACCAAATCTTTCTCGGTACTTATTAGCCGCCCATCCTTGTTTATAACCTTTGTTCTTACCGTGAAGGTGTAGCTCTGATAAGAATGTTTGCTTATCTTCATAAGTGACCTCTTTGTTCTTTTTCTTTTGTAGTTTCACTAATTCTTCGTCGGTTGTTTCTACCTTGTCACTCTTTGGTATCTCATAACCACACTTACATCTTAGGCCGTACATATAACCGAAACATTGCGGACAAACCTCCGGTTCTTTCTCTTTGCCTTCTTCTTTCTTAACTGTGGTTTCTTCTTTGTATTGTTTCTCACCATCATCTAATTCATAAGGTACTAGATATTCAGGGAAACCATGTCTTTGGATATTGCTTGCGTGGTCTAGGTAATATACTTTCTCTTTGCCTGGGCATAGTCTAAGGATTCGGCCCCATCTTTGAATGAATGTAATCTTTGACTTAACCGGGTAAAAGTCTAATAAACATTCAATCTTCACGCTGTCAAAACCAACGGCCAACAACTGGCTATTGCATAGAATCTTAATATCGCCATCTTCATGCGCTTTTAATATATCGTTTCTTTCATCGTGGTCCATATAGCCATCAATGTGTTCAGCACTAATGCCAGCATCGTTGAACTTATCTCTCAAATACTTTGATTGATTAATGCTTGGTGCGAATGCAATTCCCATCTTATCCGGGCATATGTTTTTATAGTTCTTTATCGCATCACCTACCAGGACTTCCTTTTCTTTCTCGTATCTATTGGCTAAATCTTTTGGGTCGTACTCTGTTCCGCCGAATGGGTTGGACTTTCTTTTAACCGATGTTAAATCAACAGTCTTCCCGCCGTAATAGTCGCAAGGTGTCAGAAATCCTTTCTCGAATAATTCGGTTGGTGTGATTGGTACCACTATCTTTTCATATGCACCTGGGCGGCCTAGACCTTTAGAGAATGGAGTTGCTGATAAGCCGATAAATACAATGTTATTCCATCGCTGCATCAAGTTGTGTGTCCATTCATAGTGAACGTGTGCTTCATCTATAATAATGAAATCCGCTTCAACTCTTTGGCGTCTCATTAATGTTTGAACGCTGGCAATCTGAACGGGCGCGTGTGGTCTTGTCATCTCATGCTGACCTTGTATAACGCCAACATCTAAACCACCTTTGATAAATGCTTTTAATGCCTGGTCGATTAGTTTCACTCGGTCACATATGAATAAGCAACGCTTACCTTTTTTAACTGCGTTTTCAATCAAATGCAATGCCAGTATTGTTTTGCCAAATGAGCATGGTGCAGCAAGTATTATTCGTTTGTGTCCTTGCTTTATCGCGTCACGCAACATGTCAACCGCTTTGACTTGGTGTGGTCTTAATTCCATCATAACTCCCCAGTTATCATATTTTTATTATGTATTCGCTCAATTCCTTAATTGGTACAAGTAACCCTAAGGAATGATTCTTTTGTGTGTGCTTTTTCTGTGTTACCTCTCTATATGTGTGTTTTCTATCTCGGACATATTCCTTGGCTTTCTGGTATTCCAATACATAGATTTTTTCAGGATATTTAAAGTGGTATATAAGGTAATCAGCTCGGCACTTTTCAAACCAACCAGGATTGACATCATAGTTGCTCCAGGTTTCAAAATAGAAATTGCCAGTGTGCTTTTCTTCGCATTTAAACTCAATCAGATATGCTTTGTTATTCTTTATGCCAATGTAATCACCAAGGAACTCTTGTTGTGCTTTCTCAGTGATTTCAATCAGCCTGTCAAACCTATCCTGTATTATTGGCAATAGCTTTTCGACTGACTGTCTTTCAATTTCTCGACATGTTTTAAATGCACTCATTACTTATCCTTAATACCATATGCTTATTGGTGAGTTTTGAGTTTCTTTCGGCAATACTTACCCTAACCCGACAATCTGCCAGGTTAGTGTATGCCGTATGCTTGCCGGAGCCGTCCGTCGTAACATTTCGGATAGATTTACGTGTTATCGCATCTATTGTGGTAATTACGAAATAACATCCGCACTGCCGCGCTTACCACCGCTTTAATCATCGCACCGCAACCAAGGTTTCCCAATGTAATTGCTAGAATAATTAAAACCACTCATAACGCTACCTAGTTTTAGCAGTATCCTCTTTTTTCTGTTGGTGAGTGAGCCAAAACGGCGACATATCCAACTCTAGGCTGTCCTAAATTGGCGGTAAAACTTGAAAAAATAAGGTGTGTATGTATAATAATCACATGTCGGCAATGTGTGCCTTGAACCCTATTCCTCAAGCCATACTGGACGCCAATCCAGCTGACAACCCAAATACTACAACATAACTCCCTAGTTGTCTAGTTAAAGGCCCTTAATTGGGCCTTATTTTTACATAGATTTAAACAAATGCGCTATAACATCAACCGTCCATCCATTGCCTAGCATCTTGTATCTCTGGGTATTTGATACGTGATTAGTATAATTGTCTGGTACTGTTTGCAGTCTTTCGCATTCTAGCGGTGTTAATTTACGGTACTTTGTCGGTTCAATTAGTGTTTTTGGCTCTCTATGACCACCGCCCATTGTTGTCAGTGTTGGTGCTTTTCCTGTTTCAGCGTAAACACGCTTTATTGATTCATTACCTTTGATATCTGTCGCATTGGCTGCATGATGGCACAATGATTTTTCATCAAATGACTTTGGCTCGCATGGCCTTACAAGTTGTCTGCGTGATTTGGTTTTGTATTGCTCCCAACTTGCGCCCTTGTGGTAATTTGCATCAATGCAATATGATTTGACTTTTTCAGTTTGAGCATCTTCGATAATATCTTTTAGCAAAATACCTTTATCTTCTGGTTGGTCAACATCCCAGTTGCACCAATAATAACGCTGCCTATTTTGTGCGGATACTAACGCGCTATTTATAAATATTGGTTCAACGCCTAATTGCTCCGAAATGATAGATAAAAACTCTTTTTTCATTCGCACATTTTCAAGCATGAATTTGACGTTTGGGTTAATGGTTTTAATGTGGTTTAAAATATCAACATACACAAAAAACAATGCACTTCTTGGGTCATCAAATGCAAGTTGTTTGCCTGCAAAGCTAAAACCCTGGCATGGACTGCCACCAATCAATAAATCAATATTCCAATCAATATCCCATTCACGCCAATTTGTCACATCGCCTAAATGCTCAATATCAGGGTAATTAGCTTGAGATACCTTGATTGCGTACTTATCTAGTTCACTGGCATAATATTTATTAACCTGTATCCCTGCTCTATCCAGCGCAATTCGACCACAACTCATGCCGTCAAACAAACTCAATACTTTCATTTTTTAAACCTCTTTATTATCTCATTACTTCTTATAAGTGCGTTGATTTCCTGCTTGTCCTGGCCATATGCACCACCGTCTGCATACTTTAGATTACTGCGTATATGTCTTATTTGCATTTCCTGTCTTTCTAACAGTGCATCCAATGTCATATCCACCGGCGCATCATTATCGTATATGTAAGACAAGCCATTTTTAAGCGATATAAGCGTGTTGTTTTCTAATACGGCGTATTGCCTACCCTCTTGTGTCATTATCTTGTAAAGCTTCATATATTCACCTCTATGGCAATTATTAATGAAAGAATAACCACAATCATGATTGCAGCAAACACTTTGGACATAAACTCTATAAACTTAATCATTATTTCCCCTTAGTTGTTGAACGCATAGTAACAGTTAATTGTTACACTGACAAGTATTATTGTGATATTTTTTTAATTAACTTATAATAGCCCTGTAACTAAAAAAGGCCCTTAATAGGACCTTATCTTTAAACCTCAGTTATAGTTTGCAAATCATCATCATCAAAGAGCCTGTTTAGTGTCAGGCTCTTTTCATTTCCACATAGTCAATTCCTTCCTATCCACTATAAACGATAATTCACCGCAAACAATGCGAACATCATCTGTTCTTAATGAGTGGTTGTAATCGCAATCATATAGCTTTATTGTCCCGAAAGGTGTTGTTTGATACACCTGGTTAATTAATCTTTCTTCTGTTCTGTTAACCCGTATCCAGTGCATGATGTTTTCTTTATTCTTTTGCATGGCTTATAAATCCCTGTAAAACTCGATATCTAACGCCTGGCCCAATGCAACCATATTTTCCCAAAGCGGGATTCTATTGGAATACATGAAACCCTCAATAGTGCTAACCGGAACGCCTGATATTTTACTTATTACATAGTATGGGTACTTTCTATTCTTTAAGGCTGTTCTTACATCCTCAATTGGGTCACTGTAAATGTTAAACCCTAAAGCATTTAATATCTTGAGCATGGTGTCCACCTTTGCGCTGTGGGTTTTCTTTAGTCTGCGGATGGTGCTTTCGTTTAACCCTGATTTCCTAGCTAAATCTGTTGAGCTTTGTTCTCTGATTAGGTTATAAATCATTATTATCTAGCTCTCTTTGCAGATACCAAATAGCTTTTTGTAGGTCTTGTTTTTTATCATCTTTCAACCCAGCGCGCCAAATGTACTTCATGGCATTACCTAAGCAGAAATTCATATATCTTGTTATTTCTATGCACTCAATGCCGCTTGGATGTGATTTGTAGTGCCTGGGATTTATTGCGTCTTTTAAATACTTTTCTTCCTGTTCGCTGTAATGGCTCATTGTTATCTCCAAATCTTTTACTGATTTTAATAAAAACTCTATATGTATCATTGTTTGTTTTAGCATATATTGGTGCATAGGGTCTGAGTCCTCACTCAATTCCTCTAAATATTCAATAATGTCATCATGCTCGTCTTGGTCAAAACAGTTTTCAAAATGACTCATTTCTCCTCCTTTACGAAAATATTATCAATAACCCGGCCTTTTCTGTCTTTTATGTCGTTATAGGCATGCTCTAAGCATTCTTCAATCGCTAAACCATTTCTCTCAGCCATATTGATTAAAACAACAATAATGTCGCCAATATCATCAACAATCGGCTGGTTTTTTGATAGGTTTCTTTGCAGCTCAAAGACTTCCTCAATTAATTTATAAAACTGGTCTTTATCTGTTGAGCCGTCAATTAAATTTCTGTCGTGGTGCCATTGCTTAATTTGTTCTATTACTTTCATCTTCCAATCCTCCCGGTCCATCCGCTGCCCTTTAATGTGAATTTGCTTGGGTAAATAACTTTCTGTAATTCACTTTTGCACATTGGACAATCTTTTAATGATTCTTCTGTGATTCTTTGCACAATTTCAAACTCATGCTCACACTTTTTGCATTTATAATTATATGTCGGCATTGTCTTTCTCTATCGTTATTTTATATCCCATTGATTCAATGATGGCCACCATGTTTCCCCACGGCGGTTGTGCGCCATTCTTAGTGTAGTTATAAATCGTATTTACATGAATGCCAGATTCATCAGCCACTCTAGTCATGGTCATACCTTTTTTACTTGCCAGGTCTTTTATTAAATTTTGGGCATGGTAGATGTTCATTTAATACCCCACGAAATCAATATATCCATCGAAACCATTTGCTCGTTTCTCTTTTATATCCTTTAATTGCCCACGGTAGTGTTTGGCAATCTCTTTCTCCTGGTCTTTTGGGACTTTCATTGGTCGCCTTGCTCGCTCAGTTAATAAGTCAAACATACCTTCTCCCAATATCCCTTTCACAAATAATGTGTGTTCAAAAGGATGCTCACCGAAGTAGTTATGACAACCAGCACACAAACAAAAGGCATTCTCTTTATACCATCTTGTGCTTCTTCCACGTCTGCCGTAAAAATGGCTTAAATGACACGCCTGGGGATTATGTCGGTTATCTTTACCACAATGCTGGCATGTGTAGTCGTGCGCTTCTCTTAAACAATCTGAAAACGCTTTGTCTGCTGGGGTTCGCTTAATTGCCATTATTGGTCCTTGTTTTTATAGTATTCCGATTCACGTGGGATGGTTAAAAGAACGCCTCTTTCAATTGCCCAATTATGAATGTATTCGAGTAGATGTTGAAACTCCCCTTTGGACAAGCTGCTGGTTGTTGGTGAACAATCAAACTCCTGCTTGCCCATTTTTATTGTTTCAAGTCCAAAAACCTCATTAACAAAATATGCTTTCCAAACTTCTTCTGGTTTCTTGTTAGTTTGGTTTTCCCAGCCTTGCTTTATGGCCCATCTTGACACTTCATTGAGCCATTTCCACATCAGGCTATTTTGGTCGATGGTGCGTGTGTTTGAATAGTTTTTGAATTCAATCTTGCACCCATTCTCAAAGGTCCAGTTCTGTTTTAACCAGGATGAAATATAATCAACCTTATTGTCAATCTCGTTAATGTCTTTAATTAGGAAAAATTGCATCCAATATCACCTTTAAAGCTGAGTATAAGAGAATAATTGCGTTCCAGATAAAAACAGATATTACCGCATGTACAATATTGAACTCATAATCTGTTAATGCCTGGGCCACCCCCAAAGGGATGACCGCCTGGCAAAACATTAAAAACACAATCTTCATTTTAAAACGGAACGTCATCATCAAAACTAATGTCTGGTTCAGCCATTCGCTTAGGCGCACTTGATGGTTGTTGAACCTGCTCTTTCGCCGTCAATGATGTGCTGAAAAACTTCTTCCCTGATTGTGATTCCTTAATCCAACATGAGATATAGTATTCTTTACCTTCAACATTAATTGTGCCGTTGTAGTCTGGTTGACGCTCGTTTTGTTTACGGTCGTTCTTAAAGATGGCACCTTTGTTTGTATTATCGTACATAGTTTTTTCCTTTAGTTGTTAAATCCCATGATATAGGGATGGTGAACAAATAGCAATTATTTGCGCTGCCATTTGTTCGATTCACTCTCAATTATTGCGCAAAACTCGGTCAATTCTTCTTCCAATGCCTTGATATAATCCTCATCTCTGTAAACACGGATAATCATTGGCTCAATCAATGGATGGAAACTCATAAAGTCCCACCATTCGCGTTCAGTCACCCACAAGCAACCCTGAATCTGTGTCATATACTGACTTGGCACTTTTTGCTTTCTTAGGTTTTCAATGTGTGTTGAGCCTAGCGGGCATTTAATTTCCAACCCACCTTCCTGGCCAACTAAACCATCAGGACTTCCTCCAGCTTGCAACGTGTCGTGCAGTAATAAGCCAGTTTCCACAACCTCAATGTCGTTTTGTAACTCATAATATGCTTTTGCCACCGGCTCAAGTTCGTTTCCTCGCTCCATAGCTGCCGACTTAAAAAACATCTGTGGTTCGCCTGTTATTTTTTCGGCGATTAACTGGTTTAAATAGCCTTCCTTTTGCGTCGATTTCTTCAATGATGGTGTTAATATCTTTGAGAAATTACTTGCTGTTGGCGTTCCACATCTAGCCTGTAACCACTCAATAGAACCTTGCTCACCGTCCACATATCTCATGATGACACCTTTCTTTCCAGGTTATTTTTGGCGTGGTGAAATTGTTTTTGTGGTAGGTCCTCAACCTTAGTAATGTTATACGCCTTACAGAAACGCTTCACATCGGTTTTTGTTGTACTGATTAGGCTTTGTATTGAATCAACCTCGCTTGGCGTTAGCTTGCCTTTTATTGGCTTTATCATGGCACTTTGGCCATCATCATCAACACTTGGGATTCCTGCCATTGCTTGCAAACAGAATCTTCTGTAATAGCTTAGTAATGCGCCTACGCTTTGTGGGTCAATCTTCTGTAATGGTGTTGTAAATCTTTCTTCAATCCATTCACCGCTTTCATGAATTAACCTGGTACTCACGCCAACGTCATGACCATCATTGATTGGCATTTGAATATATGCCAGACCATTGTTTGCGAATGGCTCTTTAATGGCCTTAATTACACTTGTTAAATCCGCATAGCTAGACTTGAAGAATGGGTTTTTGCTGTCTTTAATTGCGCCGCCCATCTCCGATTGTGCTTTGGTTAATGCTAATGATAGGTTTTTAATTGATTCCGATGTGTTCATCTCTTACTCCGTAAAATTAATATTGCTATATATACTTTCAATCCAAAATAAATGAATTTAATTGCCAGCTTGTTCTTTGTCTTTCTGATTCTTTCTAAATAACGCTTGGCGACACTTATTTGAGCATGTTCTGAATTTTGCTGTTGCATGTCTTTTTTCTCCGCAAATTAAGCATTTTCTTTCTTCAATCATAAGGCCGCCAAAAACGTGTGAATAAATACCGCACCCAGTATTAACGTAACTACCAACCAGTAAAAATCATCTTTTTTCATCTTTTAAATACCTCAATAAATTTATCGTTAAATATCTTTCTAAATTCTTCGTTCCGCTCTGACATTTGCTTTATTTGCTCATACCTGTTTCTTTCGTCCAGGTAGTCATTGCCGTCTAGAAATTCAAAAAACCAATCAATGCTTTCCACTAACTCTTTAAATTCATTCGTCGTCATTTTTACTTCCTCTCATGAAAAGGATAGTTGCAATATTCACAATAACTACAATTGCGGTCCAAACTAACAAAACTTTGATATCGTGTGTCATAACTCCCCCTTGCGACCATTAGGCCGCTAATAGTTTTGAAAAGTTGTTAAAGGTTTTGTTTGCCTGTGAAAATTGTTGCATATCAGCAAACATTTTTACGTTAACGCCATGCGCTTTTGTTTTCGTCCAAACTTCAACATCGTTTTTGTCTTGTTTGGTAATAACTGTGTACTTAATACCGCGATTTGTGAAGCCATAAAAGTTTGTATTGTTTTCTTGTGTCATTGTGATTTGCATTTGTTTATCTCCCGTTGGTCTATGTGTTTATAATAACAGTTAACCGTTACAATGCAAGTGTTATTATTAAAATAATTTAACTTTTTTTTTCAAGGGATATAAAAAAGGCCCGTTAGGGCCAAGGGGAGTGAACTTTTTGTGGGCTATTTCTTGCGTAACTGCATTAACTTGTCGGCACCTCTAATACCAAATGATGCTGATACCGCCATGAATAATAAATATTGATACCATTCCGGCAAGTTTTCTAATGCACTGAATGCCTGGTCAACTTTATTGATTATATCAGGGTCAAACATTGCGCCATAAAATACGCACAATAAAGGGATAGAAAAAACCAAGGTCCAAAATTCATCCTTCCAGGAACCTTTTGACGCTGCCGCCATTGTCTCTTCCCAATTGCCGCCCTGCTTTATAACTTCCATTTTAGCTTGGTGTTTGGCTTGTTTTTCTTCTGCCTTTCTATCCAGGTATCCAGATACTAGGCCGGCAATGCCATTGAATATGCTTAAAACTGCCATTTCCCGGTCCTCGCTTGCTCGCTTAATTCTTTAGCACGTCCGCCCACTTGCCTGGCCCATCTTGAGTTTAGTATCTCTTTTGAAAATTCCTCGTATTCGTGGTTTTTCCAGTGATTAATACTTTTCTTAAACTTCAATAAGCCATTAACGCCAAGATTAAAAGCCATGTTAATCAGTACCGCTTGGCGAACTTCATCATGGCCATCTAGTAAATCATGCTTATTGAGTCTTTCAATCGCGCTGTCTATGTCATTTTGAAGCAGAAATTCCGCCTCTTTTTCTGATATGCCAACCGATTCAAGATTGCGACCAATACCAACAGTTAAAACACCACGCGAGCATTCATAGACTAAACGTCTATAACCTTCATGTCTTTTTAGCTGCTTAATTAACTTCATGTTAGATGTAGTAGTAAACAGACGAGCCAGTTGGAATAGTAAAACGCCATTGAACATCTGACTTGATAACAATATCAACCGCATCATTCTCAGCAAAAGTCTTCATGTCTACCCAAGCATCATTAATATACACCTGAGCGATAACATCACCGCCAGTAGGTTGAATTAAGAATGTTGTTACTGTATCTAATCGACCGCTTCTTGTTACCACTTCATTGTTTGTTAACTGCTTCATAGCGTTTCCTCACTGTAAATAAATTCATCTTCGTTAATTGGTTCTTCAGGTTCTGGCTCATAACGAGATAACCCTAGTTCACTCACTGCAACCAAAGAGTCATCGTTTGTATTAGCACTAATGGTGTCAACACTAGCGACATCAAACGCCACCACTGCTCTACCCTGTTCAGCCAAAGCCATATCGATGTCTTGGTTTTCCTCGTCCCACATAGGACGCACTAGGTCAGTCTCAACTCTACTCACCATTGTATCAGGTGCAAGGAAACTGGCAACTGCGTAAAGATTACCATCTGCATCGGCATACTTTAACTCTGTGTATGTGTTCTTATCGTGTAGGCTAAGTCCAAAGACCATCGCCAGTTCATTTGCTTTCGCCAGATGTTTCTCTGGCACTGCTACTGTATATCTCATTAGTATCCACCTGTTACTGTTATTGTCCAACCACGTGAACGTAAATTGTCAATGGCTGTCTCGCCTACTGAACTTGGAGCTGAACCGCCTGACTGGTCAAATGTCCCATTGCTTGTCCCATTGCTTTCTATGCTGACTAATATATTGTCTATGCTAGTTTGGCTTAGGTTTGTGATTAAAAAAGCACCTGTAAAATTAATGCAGAGGCAATTATCAAACATATTAGCAGGAAAGTCCTCTAACGGATTATTACGCCAAGCATAACTAAAATTAGCACAATTAGGCATATCTATAGCAGGGAAGTTAGTTAGATTATTATATCCCCAAGCATTATCAACTTTTGTAGCACCACTCATGTCTAACTTAGGGAAGCTAGTTAAGTTGTTGTTATACCAAGAAGCACTAAAGAGATTACCGCTTGAAACATTAATCAATGGAAAGCTAGTTAAGTTGTTGCTGTGCCAAGATGCTCCAAAGTTAATGCAATTAGGAAAGTCTATAGCAGGAAACTCTGTTAGGTTGTTACCACGCCAAGCATTACTGACTGATGCGGCACTACTCATATCCAACTGTGGAAAGTTAGTTAGACTATTATAACTCCAAGCATCCGAAAAAAGAATACAATTAGACATATCTATAGCAGGGAAGTTAGTTAAGTTATTATTCCACCAAGCAAACGAAACACTTGTAGCACTACTCATGTCTAGTTGTGGAAAGCTAGCTAAGTTGTTATCACGCCAAGCACCAGTAAAATCAACTCCATTAGAAGTGTCGATTAAGGGAAAGCTAGCAAGGTTGTTATTACGCCAAGCATAACCGAAGCTAGTACCACTAGAAGTATCAATTAGTGGAAAACTGGTTAAATTGTTATCATCCCAAGCGAAACGAAAATTAATCCCACTAGATGTATCGATTAATGGGAACTCTGTGATGTTCTTAAGTGCCCAAAAAGCAACAAAATCCGTAACATCCCCATAGCTCTCTTTAGCCCCATCATTCACAAACATCTGCTCAACGAACTTCAGATGTGCTTGCTCGACATTGCCCTCTTTGAACAACACCTGATTAATGCTATTGCCAAAGAAGAAGTCACCGCCTAGCTCATATTGTCCCTCAGGTAAACTCACACCATAGGACGCTGTTCCTAAGTCTGTACCCACGACCATATAGCCATCCCATCCACCTGTAGGAATATCCACTAGCAGTCCATCGTCTACTAGGTCTAACTCTAGGCGATTAGGACTCGCTTGGAATGTAGGTCTTGAAGTTGCTGTGGGCTGTTTAGCGTGTGTTCCTTTGACTTCTTTGACGCTGATGTTGTCTATCTCAATATAATTACCATCTACATTGTCCATTGAAAAAGTAATGTAAGTTGTGTCAGTTAATGCTGTAAAAATAAACTCATAAGAACCTATTGCGGTGATGCCTTGTTGGGGATGCACATCCACACCCAGTGCATATGTCCCAGCCCTAAAGTTTTTTATTGGGGAAGTGCCACCAATAGTTTCAAAAGTTATTACATAGCTATTTCCTGCTATTGTTGGTATTGCTTGTGTGGCTTTCCCATAAAAATTACCAACGTTAGTTACACGCAAAGCACCTGAAGATACAGATAAACTTGCTGAATCTAAACCTAGCCAACCACTCGTATCAGTATCAAAAGTACCATTAGTCACCAACTCGCTACCTAGCACAACACTGTCAACCTGACGGACGCTTACGTTGTCTATCACTAAAGATGTTACATCATTTCGACCACCGATATATAGATAGTTTGCATTAGAACTAGCAACAAAAGTAAAGCTATTAATACCTAAATCAACACTTCCACTACTGGCGATATTCTCAGAGCTACCATTACCAATAATTGACGATGTGCCTACCCTGACCTCATTTATCTTATTACAACTAATAACATCAAATGTAAGGACATAGGTTTCACCTGCTGTTAAATTAATTGCCTGATTAGCACCACCGTAGTCGTCTAGTTGACTTTCTATTACAAGTTGACCACTACCGTTAACACTTATTGTAGGTACACCGTCTGCACTATCTCCATCATTAGCAGTCCACCCTGTAGTCCCATTACTGAAGTCACCGTTAGTAATTAACTCCTCGCCAAAGCGAGACTTATCCAACACTAGACCAACTGGTTCACCACTGGTTGTTACTTCTGTGCCATTAACTGTTTGATATAATGTTGTCATTAATTAGTCTCCATTTCGTACCAGAAGCCATTCTCGTCATTCTCGAATAGTGCATAAGGTAGTGTTTTGCCTTGATATCCACCTGTGACGGTCACTGCCCATCCACGTGTAACTAGAGCGTCTATAGCCGCTTCACCTGCTGAGCTAGGTGCAGAACCACCAGATTGTGTAAACGTTCCGTTAGATGTGCCGTTCGATGCTATGCTTATCAGGATGTTGTCTATAGATTGTTGCGTTAGGTTTGTACTTAAAAAAGCATTCGTAAAATTAGTGCAAGAACAATTATCAAACACGCCCTCTGGGAAGTCAGATAGGTTATTATTACCATGCCAAGCACTTTGAAAACTAGTTCCATTACTCGTGTCTATTAATGGAAAGCTAGTAAGACTGTTACCGTACCAAGCATCTTGAAAGTTACTAGCACTTGAAGTATCAATTAACGGGAAGCTAGTTAGTTTATTGTTGCGCCATGCACGAAAAAAACTAATGCCACTTGAAGTGTCAATCAAAGGAAACTCTGTAATGTTATTATCCTGCCAAAATTCAGCAAAACTAACCACATCTCCATAGGACTCTTTAGCCCCTTTACTAACAAAGTATTTCTCAATGTTGCGTAAATCAGACTTACTGACATCACCCTCACGCAATAAGAAGCCACTCATGCTGTTAGTG